CTATAGCTTCAAGCTCATAGCTTTCCGCATAAGCGGCCGTTTTGCTTGAGTACGCCCATAAATTGCCATCAAGGTTCCCACGAGAGCCGTAAGAGCCTGTCCGACTTGTAGGACCTCTTCCCCCACCTGCCGCACCAGATCAGCCGTAATATCCAGCCCCACAATCGGCGCGATGGCTGGCAAAACGCTGGCCGCCGCAGCGATCAAAGCGCCCCACACGGTCATGGACTCACCCCACCACTTTGGCGTGACGTCTGAGGATGGTTGCTGAGAACTCATACTTGCATCTCCATTTCGCTGCTCGATAGACAGGTTTGGTTTGCTTGCCGAAACTTGGCCAAGAGGCGGCAATGTTTTCGCCCCCTCCAATGTCTTTTCAACCCGCGACAGCCAGCCGCGTCCGAACCGCCAGAAATGCGGCAACGACCGATATCGACGCCGGCGGATCTCAGCGTACGTCCGAATAAGTTCTATAATCGGCATGGCAGCAATCCTCCCGCGCGTTTCTGCTCCGATCTTCCCGTCGACGGCAGCCCCACTCGCTTCCTGCAAAATACGAATTGCAGTACCCACACCGTGGTTGACCGCGGCATCGAAATGCATAAACGCGAGCGCCGGGGCCAAACTCGAGCAGCCCGCGGGACGCCAATAACGTTGCCGGTAAATTTCGGTGACTTCGGATTCGGAAATACGCCGCAAGCCGGTGATCAGATCATCTCTGCGCTCAGATGTAACTTTGAGCCCACGCCAAGCCGCGAACGTCGCCAACGTGATCCCCTTGTTCGTCGGACCACCAGGATCATGCGGATCGTCGGTATATCCGCCCTCCATCTCTAGGACATGCGCAAGCGACAACTCAAAAAAGTCGTCTGAGCGAGGACTTAAAACGCCAGTTTCGCGTTTGGGCCATCGCAGCGCCACAAGCCGCGCGCGATTAAAAGCCGTAACGTTGACTTCATTTGCTTGGTTACCGCCCAACAGCCACAGGCGCGTCTCCGTCCATCCGACTAGAAACCCGACATGGCCCAGCGCCGTATCACGACCTCGACTGAGAACAACAACAGCACCAAAACGCTCTGCCGCTAAGGGAACTCCCCACTCCACGTAAGACCGCGCCATGAGCGACCGCGTACTTGCAACACCCGAACGTTCCAAACTTGCCCCCAGGAATACAGCGCACCACGCCACCTCATCCCGGCGAACACTCTCGTGTCCAAGCTCCCGAAAGAACTCAAGAATACGATCGTTGTGACGAGCTCCACTAACTTCGCGTTGGCCAAACTCCTCCCATGCCTGCGTAAGCCAGCCAGGCTGCTCGCTTGCTGCCATCACACATATCCTTGTCGTGGTTTATCCAGTCAGAGGACCGCGGTCGCTGAAGCCCCACGGCCGAAAACCGCGCTTAGCTGAGCAATGCGCACACGAACCTGCTCCTGTGCGCCGCCGAAATCTTCCATCTGGGCACTGATCGTATACGTTACCGACGAAGTGTCAGACGTCAGCGTCCGCGCCACCGAACCATCCGGCCGAAGAATATCGATCTCATAGCGTTCGAATTCTTCGGCCAACGGCACGACTGACGTCCCCCAACTGTCGCCCCCAACCCGCGTGCGACGTACCCACGTCACCTCAAGCTCACCGCCCGCACGCCTCCCCCGCAAATGAACCGGCGCATAGGGCCTGAGACCAATGCCGCGAAACGCATATTGCTGTTGATCGTAGGAAGCGTCGGCGAGATCCCGGTTCGCCGGGCCATAGCGCCAGAAATAGGGCAGCCCCAGCTCTTCTGGACTGAGATCAACGCGTGCAATCGCGCCATTGAGCATCACGAATGGCGCACCCGCTGCGATGGGCTCACCTGCTTGCATCGCGCCTTCGCTGCCTGCTTGCCCGCGCAATAAGTCCGACAGAAGATAGGTCCCCGATCCGATCAATTCGGCCATTTCAAATTGCAGGATCTCCCAATCACCGGCGCCGGTACGCACGGCCGCGGCATTGGCCCCAGCCAACAATTGAAGTCGAGAAACCGAATACAGCTCACCACCAGAAACAGACACCTGAAGCCGGTTCGCATGATCAATCCGGGCAATCGGTCCCGGCGGTAGCGATTCGATCGTCTCGCCCAAAATCGCTGGCGCAGCAGCCGTAGACCGAAGCCGATAGCCCGCCTCTTCAGGCGATCCATAAAGAGCGATTGCTCCCGGCCAAGGTGACTTCAAAGCCGCAAAATAGGCTCCGCAGGCGGCATGAGTGTCCTCATCTGAGGTGAGCAACGGAAGATCAAGAAGTTCCACTTTTGGGCGTCCGACATCGATCGGTCCGACCCCACTTGCTTCTCTATGGGGAGCTGAACCGCCCACGTAGATATCCGGATCGATGCTCCGCGCCTCGATTTCGCGGGCGCCGTGGTCTCCTATCTCCGTGATACGAAAAAGTTGTTCGTTCCCAAGGCGGGTCAGACGCACGACGTCCCCGGGCTCGAGCCCGATCTGGCTCGGCGGCAGAATGAAACTCGCACGCTCCCGCGACGCCCACGTCTCAAACAGCCAGCTCTCCGCAATACGCGTCGCTTGGTCCGCCTCAAGTACGATAGGCAAATCCGCCCGGCCTAAACGGCCACTTGCTCCGACAAGCCGCCGTGCATCCACCACCGCTTGCTGATAGTCCGACAGACTAGAGATATAGTTGAGTTTTGCCGACGCAGGCAGGTCAGTCTCTTGCCCACGCACAACCGTTGCCAGCGGCGTGTCTGGGTCGCCCTCAACAAGATCGGCCTCAACGAAATCAGCAGCAAGACCACTGGCACCGCGATGCCGGAAAGCAATCGCGCCTTGACTCTCGACAGCATCGAAGAAATACGCGAGCCCCAACGGCTGCAGCGCATCTCGCGCACTCATCGCGCGATCGACGATGTAACCCGGCACCATTCCCTGCAAGCTTTCCGCTTCGAAGCGATCGAAATCGAAGTCCCGCAAGATCGCCTCAACAAGCTCCGACAACGGTACACTCGCAAGCCGTCCGCTCAACCAATGCCCAAGACGCCAGTTCGCTCCATCTCCCCAGGCTTCGAGGTTCTGAGGAAAAGCCGGATACGGACGAGCATCCCAGCAGTAGGCGTAGATCCTCTCGCAATCGACCATCCGCCCGCCATAAACCTCGGAGACGGGATTGAGCCCAGCGACGTATCCATCCGCATCTGGGTCAAAACCGCTGACGAAGGCACGGATGTAGCAACGTTGCATAAGGTCATCGCGCGCACCGTTCGAGTAGTACGGCAACGCCGTCTCCGAACTTTTCGGATCGACAAAAACGTTAGGTTGGTTCGCGCCTTTGTCCGCTGCCGGACAACCAATCTCCATGAACCAGATAGGCTTGGACTGAGGCACCCATTCCGTTGCGGCCACGTCCTCAACACCGCCGGGCCGATTGAAATGAGCGTTGATCCACCAGCTTCGGACATCCTTGTAACGGAACACCCAGGGCTTTCCCGCTCCGTCGGTGATCGGCGTACGCGCCTGCACATCACGATCCGTCGGGCTCGCATAATACCAGTCGAACCCTTCGCCCCCGACGAGATTGCTGCGCAGATATGCGAGGTCGTAAATCGAACGATGCCCCCCGACGTAGTCGAGGTGTTCTCGCCCATCGCGCCAATCCGCCAGCGGCCAATAACAGTCAATCCCAATGGCATCGATCGACTCTGACGCCCATAAGGGATCGAGATGAAAGCACACGTCTCCGGAGCCATCCTGCGGTTGATGTCCGAAGTACTCAGACCAATCCGCTGCATACGTAATCTTGCAGCCTGCACCAAGCACGGCTTTGACGTCATCCGCCAACGCACAAAGCGCAGCCACGAAGGGATAGCTCCCCTCCCCGTCTCGCACCCAGGTTAACCCGCGCAGCTCGGTTCCAATTACGAAGGTATCAACCCCACCCCCGGCCTTCGCGAGATGCGCCAGATGCAGCACCATCCGTCGATAGGACCACTCCGAGGGCCCCGAATAGGAAACGGTCCGACCAGAAATATCGAAGTCAGCCGCCTCCGCCGTTCCGACAAAGGCTGCAATCTGCGTGGCTGCCGTCGCCGTCTTATCAGGGCTCCCCGGCTGACCTGGAGCGGGATGGCATGTAATACGGCCACGCCACGGGTAAGCAGGTTGCGAAGCCCCACCGTAGGGATTGGCCAACGCGTTCCCATCGGGCACGTCCATTAAAAGGAATGGCGTTAGCGTAACGCCGATGCCGCGCTGCTTGAGATCGCGGATGGCATCGACCACCGTTCTATCGGCTGGCGTCCCTCCATAGGCCGCCGCGCTATCATGCGTACTGATAAGATGTGCCTGAGCCCGCATCGCGCCACCGGCGCGCCACGTAAAGGGTTCGGTCGTCTTCTCCGCAATATCAACACCCGGGCGTATCGCGCAGTGACCAGCACGCAGATCCGTTCCGAACCAACTCACAATGAGCGAAACATTCTTCGCGTTCGGCAGCTCATCTTCAAGCTGATCGAGCGCCACCTGCCAGTCGCTGGCACCTTGCAGGGTGTGGACGTTTTCAGCTCTGGTTCCACCGTATCCGAACGTCCGCACCACCGGCTCGGGCGCATAGACAAATTCGCCCGATCCCGGTATCAGCACAACCCCGCGGATCTCCTCGGCAAACGGTTCGACCGAGCGATAAACCTCAAACGACAGCTGTGGCAGCCGATTGCCGAACCGCGCCAAAGGCAGACGCTCAAACACAACATACGCCGTTCCCCGATAGGCCGGAGCCTGATCTCTCCCCTCCCGCGCGGAGATGAGTGAATCAACGGGCTGCGTCTCAGAACCACGATAAAACCGCGTCACATAGCGTGACAGATCAATCTCGGCACCGTCGGCCCATACGCGTCTTAAACCGCTAATCTCGCCTTCGCAGATCGCCACCGCGAAGTTGGCATAATACCGATACTCAACACGTTCGATGCCGCCTCCACCGCTGGAAACACCCTTCCCGCCACCGGACGTCTCGGTTGTCGTGCGGACCTCTTCTTCAAAATCCGTTGCCCAAATCACTTGGCCCCCGAGCCGCACACGGCCATAGATCCGTGGGATCGCCGCGCCTTCAGTGGACGATGTGACATGCAGATGTTGAAGCCGTGGACCTTCCACCGTCCGCGTTTCCCCAGAAGCTCCAAACAACGCTTGATCGACGTAGGCTCCGGCAAGCGCTCCAATCTGCGACCCGATGGTCGCGCCCGAGATCGTTACCCCGAGCACACTCATGCCGGCAGGCAGAACCGCGCTGCCGACAGCGGCGCCTGCAGCGGCCAAGGCCAGTGTTGCCATTCTCAATTGATCCCAGGAAACGAAAACACGCCAGCAATGCGTCGACGCCACCAAGAGGTCAACGCAACCTCGCTAACCGCAACGCCCTCCATGGCGTGCACAAACGCCACCGGGCTCGTCGCAAGTCCGCAGTGCTTTGCCGCAAAGCCGCAGCGGTAGCGAAACACCAGGACCTGCCCCGCCGCGATCACATCTGGTGGCAGCTCCACGAGATACGTGCGAGCCGCTCTTAGAAGCAGTTCCTCTCCCGCTCGCGAAGACCAGTCACGCGTATAGGCTATGGGCTGCTGCACCTCAGATCCGTAGAGCTCCCTCCAAACTCCGCGTATGAGCCCCAGGCAATCGGTCCCCACCCCGCAACGGCTGGCTTGGTGATGGTAAGGTGTCCCAATCCACGCACGCGCCAGACGCACCACGTCATCAGAGGAAGCCATCCACGCGCCGCACGCTTCAGTTGGCGAGACGTCCACGGTTGCCATTGAGTTCAATCCGGTCAGCTTTTGTTAGTCCGGCTCGGCGCGTACGCCGCCACGAAGTCGTTGCCGGGCATATGCGGGAAGCCACGAAAATTCGCGGCGTTGAAAAACTTCTCCCGGCACGTAACGAGTGTCTTGTCGCAGCCCGCGCGGATGAGAAACGTGTGCCCCGGTTCGAGCGGTGCCCGTGCCGCAGTCCACAACTCGATCTGAATGCCGCTTCCCGGCTTGGAGTGCGATTTTACTTCTATCGACTGACCGCTCGCAGCTCCACTCGAGAAAGTCAGAAGCCCGCGAGTAAACCAACCGTTTGCGAAAAGTTCGAGCCCGCTAACGCTGAAGCGGCGAGGGCTGATGACCGTGACGACCTCACCCGCAGAAGTGTATTCCGCTGTGTCCAGAGCAACCTTGCAGCGATGATCTCCAAGATCGGCCCCACACGTGTATTGGAAAACCCTGCCTTTGGTCTGCTGCAGGTAATGCGCAAGCCCACGAACTTCGGCCGCAAAACCTATGCCCGCGCGGCGCACCTCTCCGAGGCTTCCCGAGCGCATCAGCACACGATTTTCCGGAGCCTCCCAATCGACCCGGAAAATCTCGACCTGCGCATCATCGTAGAGGCCAGCCGCCAGATCAGTCTCCGTCAGCCGTTCTGACGTTAGCGCACCCGTCACCTCTAAGTTATCGACGCTCAGCCCGACGGAGTCCCGTATTTCACTAGCCGTGAAGCCCGTAGCCGCCTCAAATACGGTCTCGTCGAAAAGAACGTTTCGATCATGATCTGTGAAGCCTTGCGTCACACCATCATGCCGTTTCAATCGCCAACACCAACACAGCGTCGTCACACCGCTGGTAAGCTTTGCAGCCAATCCCTCGGGCAGTTGCTTCATAGGCGGATCTCAACAACGGGAATGTTAGGGAGGGCTCCGTGCGTAAATCCCTGTACGTTGACTTCAAGCTTGTCGGTATCGAAACGGACCGGGACATCAAACGCGAACCCAGCCGACACAACCGCACCTGCCTCCGGTTCATAACCAGGCAAAAACGTCACGAGCCCACGCGTCGTATCAGCCGAGAACACCTCACCCTCAGCCACCGGCGTTCCATCGATCGCAACGAGCACGCTCTCAGCCACCGGCTTCTTGATCTCCCGAACCCACGGCGCATCCGCGCCACCATAAGTCTTGGTCAGCGGAAATACGGCGCGGGCACCGTCCCCCACACCAATCACCTGGTCCTCAGCGCTCGGCACCTGTCCGGGCGTACACGACTTCCAGTCGCTATGATCTCGCCAACGAAACCCGTAAAGCCGCCCACGCCGCTCTTCGAAGAAGGTGATCACCGCGTGCAGATCATCCAAGGAACGTACGCCGTATCCCGCATTAAAACTGCGCCGCGAATCCGCCCACCGGCTGTTGCGCTCTTCGAAGCCGGAACCCAGCACCACGACATCCGTCCGGCGTTCCGGTCCACCTTGCGCTCCCCGGGAAATCCCGCTGGGAAAGCGCACCTCATGAAACGACATAGCCAGTTAGCCCGCCCACCTAGAGATTGCGCTGCCCCATAGAGATCGCGCGCGCCATTGCAGCCGCCACCTGTGTCTGCGCGCGCTGAAAACTTTCCGCGTTCGGTGTCGTGACATTGACCACAACATTGATTCCCGCGCGGTCACCCTGTGCCACAACACCGAGTCGACCGTCCCGCCCCCTGGCCAACGGCATAATGGCTTCGGCGCCGGCTTCGCCAGCCAAGCCAACGCCACCTTTCACCGGAAATGTGAAAGGGCTTTGCACGACGCCGCCCTTGGCAAAGGGAACCGGCAAAGGGGTTGGTGCACCCCGGGCAACACCAAGTCCGCCCGCAAACAATCCCGAAACAAGTGATCCAAATCCCTGTTCGAGCGGTTTGAAAGCAGCTTTGAGAACGATGCCTGAGAGATCAGCCGTCAGCCCCCGCAACACCTCCCCCAGGCTACGCCCCTTGACCGCAATCCCCTCAAAAGCCTTGACCAGAGAATTCGAAAACCGCCGCCCGAGCGTTGACGCAACGTCCAACTCCTGACGCAGCGCCCGCGTGTCCGCATCCACCACAACCGTCCACGTCTCGAGCCCTTCATCGAAGTCACCCATGGATCAGTCCTTTCGATCTGGATATGCGCGCATCAGGTGGCCCAGATCTTCTCGCGAGAGCGCCGATAATCTTGAGCCACGGCCCAGACGGCCACGCAGCGCAGCTTCGAACTCACGCGGCGTCATTGCCCAGAGCTCAGCAGGCGCCAACCCAAGCAGGCCTAAGCCCACGGCCATCACCTCGTCCCAGGGAAAGGGACACCCGCAATCCCCTCCGCCTCCCGCTGAGGCTCCGGCTCTCCACTGGAAGAAGTCCCTTCAGAACCTCCGAACGTCACTGAAAGCAGCCGAGCGACGATGTCTACGAACCCCGCCGCACCGCCCTCCGCTTGCATCGAGGCAACCACCGCATCGGAAATATCGTAACCCACCCCTCGGAGCCCGGCCCCGATCACACGCTGGGCGTCTCTTGCCGAAATCCGCCCGCGTTCAAAACGCGATGCCAGCCCCACCATGTCATCATGCCCGAAAACCGCTTCCAATTCCGCAAGCGCGCCCAACGTCAGACACAGCGTGAAAGCCTTGCCATCCAGTTGCGCCTCGATCTCACCGCGATGCCGGTTCGCCATTCCAACTGCTCCTGTTGTCTCAAGCCGCCGCAAAATCGATTTCGCCGGCGCTTTCCAGCGACAGCTCAAAATTGACTTCCCCATCGTGGCGACCGTTGAACTCAAATGAGGTGATCTGGAACAGTCCGGTCATCGTGCCAAAATCCGGAATCACCACCTGCCAGGAGCGAATCGAGCCGTTAAAAAAATACGCCCGCACCGTCTCGTCTGAGGCTTCGTCTTTAAAAATCCCAGCGCCCGTCAGCCGGGCACTTTTAACACCCGCACCTGCAAGCAACTCACGCCAATGCCCAGCCGACTCCTGATGCGTGACGTCCACCGTCTCCGCGTTGAAAACGAGACTCCGCGTTCGCAATCCCGCAACCGTAACAAAGCTGCCCAACCCATCGCTATCGACCTTCAGCAACAGGTCTTTGCCCTTTTGAGCCGCCATTCGGATCGTCCTTTTTTAAAGTCGCACTCGGCACAACCAACTGGCCCGCAACGCACCTTCATCCCAACCGGCGTCATCACCGCGTCATGACGCAGGAATGCGTGCGGGCCAATGCTGTTTAAACCTCAGGCTCCGTGACAGCCCGGAACCGCACGATCCCTTGATAGGTCTCGCCATCCTCATCGCGTCGTACCTCCGACATCTCATGCCGGAGGTTTATGAGTCGGTGTCCGTCGAGAGTAAGAGGCCGCTCATGCAGTGCGGCTCGCACGACATCCATCACTTCAACCGTCTCTCGTCGTCCGCTATGCCGCGACCACACATGCAAAACGAATACATGTTCACGCCCCACCTCAGACCCGGTGCTCCAGTCCCGCTCAACCGTTGGGCCGAACGCGACGTAAGGAAACTCGGCTTCGCGCGGCACGTCATCGAAAACTTGGTTCGACCCGAGCCGCGCCGTAAGAGCCGCGTCACCCGACAGGGCGGCGTAAACAGCCTTTTGCAATGCCCATCCAGCACTCGCCATTAGGTCCTCACCCGCATCTCACGAAGGTTGAGGGAGAACCGACGAACACGCCGTCCACGCTTTGCAATGAGCCTGGCAATCCGCTCTTCCACCAGACGTCTGCGTGACGAGCGTGCTTTGCTGCTTAATCCACGCAGCGTCACGCCCACCTTCACAGATCCCGCTCCTCGCATAAGCACCGCAGAAACCGGCGACGTTCTTCGACATCCATGACGGCCCGTACGTCGAACAGCCGAGGCCCAAGGCGCAGCCGCATATCAGGAGCGACATCCGGGCGATAACGCATCCAGATCTCGTGGGAGACGTTCCCATTAACGGCATCGGCTTCGACGCGTTCGGTGCCTGTCAACGGCATCACGGCCGCCCAGACTTCAGCCACCATGTCCCATTCTTCTTCCGCACCGCCGCCACCATCCGTGACGCGCACAACACGTTCAATACCAACACGTTGCCGCAGGTCGCCAATGCGAACATCCCCACCTCGGGTCATACGCGCACCATTCGATAGGGCTTCAACAACCGGGAAACACTAGCCGGAATAGCCACCCCATCCGATCCGATTTCGATCGGGTCGCGGTGCTCATACCAATGGGCGACGAGTAACAGCAGCGCTTGGCGGATGGGTTCAGGCACATCCTCAAGCGCACCTCCATAGCCGGCTGTCAGATCGATCTCTATCCCGTTGCCGACGCGGGTCGGCTTAGGCCAGCCAGCAACTGTCGCGATCAAACGCGCTGGCGTTCCCGCAGTGTCGACCACGTAGCGGGCGGGATCGACCGTGGCGTGCCCTCCATCGGCATCGAACACACGCACTGCGTTCACTGACTGTAGAGGGCGAAGCGGCAACCGCACCGCTCCCGAACGCGGCCAGTGATCCAGAACCAACCGCCAATCCTGCGTTATCAACGCCACCCCAAGAGCCGCCTCGACATGCAGGCGCGACGTCAGGATTAGACTGGAGACGAGGGCATCCTCGCTATTTCCGTCAATGCGCAGATATCCCTTCGCCTCCTCAACCGAAACGGGTTCGGAAGCCGGGCCGCTTTGCAGGACGAGAGCCAATAGGTCACCTATTCTCGACAACCGCGTTTTGCCATTCCAGTTCAACGAACAGCCTGACAGCCGTCTTTAAAAAGAAAGCGGCAGGACCGCCGTATGTGGCGTGTCAGGCGGCCCTGCACTCTCCGGCAGCGGCAGAGGAGACCCGCTGGCGGAAACAAAAAAGGGCGCGACCCCAACGGCCAGCGCCCATCCCAATGAATCGTCGTGTCGCGGAATTCAGCGACTAGGCGCTGAACTGCAAAAGCTTGATCGCATCGAAATCTTGGATGCCACCGCCCACACGCTTCGTCGTATAAAACAACACGTAGGGCTTCGCGGAATAAGGGTCTCGCAGCACGCGAATACCCAGTCGGTCCACGATCAGATAGCCGCGCCTGAAATCGCCGAAGGCCACGGCAAGCGCATCCGCCGCGATATCCGGCATGTCCTCCGCCTCTGCCACGGGGAAGCCCAACAAGGAAGGAGCTTCACCAGGTCGCGCGCCCGGCTGCCACAGGTAATGACCATCGTTGTCTTTGAGCTTTCGGATCTCCGCCTGCGTTGACCGGTTCATGACGAAGTGAGCATTCGCCCGATAACCCGAACGCACCGCGTAAATGAGATCAATCAGAATGTCGCCAGGATTAGACGCAGCAAAGTCTCCGGCAACACCCGTCGTCAAAACACCGACCTTGCCCCATTCCCACGCAGCGTTGTCGACGGTCGTATAGCTGAGAAATCCTTTCGGCTTATTCACACCATCGCCGGCGACAAAGGCTTGGCCTTCCTGTTCCGCAAAGGCGATACGCACTTCTTCCGCCAGCCAGGCATCGATGTCGACGGCACTGTCATCGAGCAAGCTCGAAGTCGCCGCAGGCATTGCGTAAAGTTCCATCGTGGGAAACGACAGCTCTGCAAGCGTTGGCGTCGCCGTCTCAACGCGCGCTGCGGTCTCCCCGATCCAGCCCGTATCCGGACCCGATACAGCAAACGGTCGCTTGTAAATGGAGCCGGAAACCTGCCTCACACCGGAGATCGCCCGGATAGGAGAGATATCTTTCAGCGCGCGGTTGACCGCCGCTTCCGTTTCCTCCGGCACAAGATACCCACCATCCGGATCAGACCCCACGGAAAGCGCCTTGCCTTCAAGCTCTCGAAGTGTGCCGCTTTCCCCCTTCCGTACGTAGGTATCGAAAGCGTTCCTGTGCTCGATGGAGAGCGACGAACGGGCAACGCCACCCGATGCACCGAGCAGAGGACGTCGCGACTTCAGCGTCAAATCATCGAGCGCACGGTTGATGCGTTCAAGCTTGTCAGTGGTGACGACATCCGCCGAAACGCGTTTCTCGATGCTCTCCAGACGCTCATCGTTGGCAGCCTTGAAAGCTTCAAACGCCTGCATAAAGTCATCGAAAGCAATGGAGATGTCATCCGTTCCCTTCCGTTCAATATCATGTGTCGTAAACATGGTTACTTTCTTCCTGCTCGATCCGGTCAGTTGGTCCTCAAAAGACGCGCGGCAGCACTGATCCGTTCAGTGAGCCGCTGGCCTTCGCGACAGCCTCCGCCCGCATCCCGCAAGGATCGGAAACCTGTGAAGCCGCTACGCATGAGCGCGCGCGCTTCTGAACGCGTGAGCCCAGCATCCCGCGTGAGCCAACGTTCGAAATCTCGTTCCGTAGGATCACCCACCGGTAGCGATCCGGCTTTAACGCGTGAAACCCGCGCCTCCGGAAGCATCGGAAACGTGACCACCGATATCTCCCAAAGGTCGACCTTCTCGATACGGCGTATCCCATTGCGTGGATCACGACGTGCCTTGAGTGCACGAAACCCAATAGACAAGCCGTCCAGTGCACCCGCACGCATCAACGACGCGACCTCGCGCGCCCGCGCGACCTCGTCCGTGAGCTGCCCTTTGGCAAAAAGCCCACGGGCATCCTCGCGCAGCTCTGTCCAGATCCCGATGGGTTGATTAGCATCGTGCTGAAACAGCAGCTTGACGCCCCCCGCCCCCTTCTGACGCAAGCTCTCAGCAAAGGCGCCGACGGCAATCACATCGCGACCGAGATCCTCCCGCTCGAACAGGCTCGCATATCCGGAAAAACACCCTTGGGCATCGACGCCCTTGAAATCGAGCGACAAGAATTTCGCTTCCAAGCCAGCCTCCCGAACTTGTCCAGCTTCACTCATACGCGCCGTCACCATCAGGGGCCGTCCCGTAGCCAACCGCTGCGCGCTTTTCGTCACGCGTGAGAAAACTTGCTCCCTCCACGCGTGACCACAGAGCTTCACGCTCAGTCGACAATGCTTCGATCTGATCGAGATCAGGGCGCAACTCGAGCCCGCCTCCGAAGGAAGGACCTAACCACGCTGACATGGCCTTCGCGGTCCGGTGCACCATGGGCAACACCGTCTGCCGCCAGAACGACCGGTTGGCTTCCTGATAGTTTGAGTAGGTATTGTCGCCAGGAATACCGAGCAGCATCGGCGGCACACCCAGCGCAAGGGCGATTTCACGCGCAGCCGCGTTCTTCGCCTCGATGAAATCCATCTCCTTCGGGCTAAGGCTGAGCGGTTTCCAGTCAAGCCCGCCCTCGAGTAGCAGAGGCCGCCCGGCATGGCTGGCGCCTTGAAACCCACCCTCGAACTCAGCCTTGAGACGATCATATTGTTCGCCCGTCAGATGACCGTCGCGCGCCGCGTAGATGAGCGCACCGGAAGGTCGTGCGGCATTGTCCAAGAGCGCCTTGTTCCACTTTGCCGCCTCGTTATGAATATCGATCGCGGAGGCAGCCGCCTCAATTGGGCTCATCCCATAATGATCGTTCGTCGGATGGAACAACCTGACATGCAGAATGGGACGTATGCCGCCCTCCAAATCCTGCTGAAATCGAACCGTTCGCCCGTCCGCAGTGTATTCATAGGCTTCCGGCCACCCATCACTACCGGGCACGACCTTCATGCGATCAGGCCGCAACACAAACAGCTCGCGGATCTCACGCCCGACCGCGACCGCTTCGGCATACACGTTGCCGGCCACCAACAAGTGTCCGTACCAGGACTCGAACAAATCGACACCGGTCTGCTCAAGCCCCGGTCTCGCAATCAAATCCAGCAGCGGATGTTCGCTAAGCTCGATGTCGCCGTCGTAAAGCAGCAACGGAACGGAGGCAGCAGCTTCGGCGATCATGCGGACCGATCGATAGACGATCGCGTTCTGTCCATAGCCCTCGCGAGCAAAGGTTGCATAATCCCGCGGACTCCACACGGCACGCCCCGGGCCGCCAACCGCGATCAGCGCACCAGTCGCACTAGCCTTCGCCGCGCCAGGATCTGACCGCAGACTGGGCAACAGCCATCGCGCCAGCGCCTGCATCATGCGCGCCATGCGAACCATCCATCGGTTTGTGTTTCGAAAATTAGAACGTCAAAGCAGTCGAACCGCTGGCCCTGCTGTCTCAGGTTCCATCAGGTCGCTCAACGCCCACACCAGGGCATCAAGCCGATCAGGACTGCGACCACGCCCCCAGGCATTCGTCCCAAACAGACACATTTCGTCTTCCAACGCAGTCAACGCCCCAACGTGGGCAACGCGGCCTTCGGCATAAAGAGCAGCCACGGGCTCAGCGCGAAGCCATTTGCCGCGCGTCGCACGCACCTTGCGGACAGGGCATTGCGGATCAACGTGACGGAGTACGCTCGCCACCAAATCCCCGCCCTGATTGACCTCCGCCACCACGCGATCTGCGTCGAAGTCCTTCTTCGCGGCAATTGCTGCCCGTGCCCAGACCGCAGGCTCGCGTCCTTGAATACTGCGATCGGCAAGCACGTAATAGCGCCGATCCAATCCTTCTCCCGCAACCACGATTCCGCAGGCATCCGACTGAACGGTCGCCGTAACCGGCGGATCAACCGCGACGACGATCCTTTTCAACGGTGGCGGACTGGCAACTCTCTGTTCCTCAATCCAATCGCGGCGCCATAGTCCTCCGCCGTCGTCCGCGATGATCTCTCCAAACAGCTCCTGCCGCCCGAGAACGCTTCCGCCGTAGCGACGCATCATCTCTGCAACAAACGAGGGCGCGAGATTGCCCGCGTTGTCCGCAGTGGTCGAGCGGCTGACAACTGTCGACGCATCCTCCATCAGCCGTTCCAAAATTGGCACACGCCGCGGCGTCGTGGTCGCCACCACCTGTGGTCGCTCACCAAGACGTAGGCCGAATTGCAGCATGTCCCAGGTTTCGTCCGCAGTCCGCCACTTCGCGATTTCGTCACACCACGCCGCATCGAACTGCGGCCCACGTAGCCCCTCAGGATTTTCGGCCGAAAACATCTGCGCCACAGCACCGTTCGACCAAGTAAGTTGTAGCCTCGACGTTTCAAAACTTGGCCGCTCCCCGGCCCCATGAACCGAAAGTATTCCCGAAACGCCTTCGACCATGACATTGCGAACTTCGCCGATTGTCTCACCGACCAAAGCAATGCGTTGCGCAGGCTTCGATCCCACCGGACCAAGCCCCAGCGCTTTTGCCCTCACCCACTCAGCACCTGCCCGCGTCTTGCCCGCCCCGCGCCCACCAAGAATAAGCCAGACGCGCCAAGGCACTCCATCTTCCCCAACTACAGGTGGAAGTTGATCATCACGCGCCCAGACTTGCCAATCGCGGTGGAGTACCGCGACCTGATCATCGCTTAGGAGGCCGAGATCCCGCTCCAGGGTTCCCCGCTCCAT